GACGTATCCCTGATTTAAATACGCTGCACCATTTTTGGGAACCAACCAAGCACCGATTCGAAAAATACCAAGAGATAGCTCATTAAAAACTTCTAACTTGCCTACATAATTCCCAACAGTTTTTGGTGGGCTTGCTAAAATAATTTGATCATGTGTCTGTGGTGTCGCTTGAATACTACCACTTCCGCTTGTGTTGTAGCCAAGCACATTCATCACCGCACGGATTGCCTGATCCATATTCTGATCTAATCGTCGCATGTCATTTGCATTATCGATAAAGCACCACTCAATTAATAGCACATTTACACCGCTGTTCGTGTTTCTATGAACGAATAAGCTAGTCGTTGCTTTCGCTCCTCTGTCCACAATTCCTAACGTTTTTGCAATCGCAGCAGATACTTCGGCAGCTTTTTTTCGTGCTTCTTCATTTCCTGCCCAATACCAAACTTCTGCACCAGTTGCTTGTCCATTGAACGCATTTAAATGATTTGTGATTGCCCATCCATTACCGGCTGAATTCATTGCATTCACTTGATTCTGTAAATTTTGATTCACAGTAGTTGCTGATTGATCGCTAGTATTAGCTACAGATGCTATTGCTTGCATTTTTTGTGTAATTGTTCTAACTACATCCGCTTCACGTCTACCATTTCCAACTGCTCCTGGATCCATCCAGTTGCTCCCGCTTTGTCGTCCGCCGTGACCGCCACCATTTGATCGAATTGCCATTATTCGCCACCTCTTCCTGTGTAGAACCAATCTGAAATCATCTCTTCTGGATTGTCCGTTTTAGGGCGTTCCTTTTGCTCAAATAAAAATGTTTCATCTTTATCTGTCTTAGTGAATTCAGCAGTAATCGTTAGTTTAGGTTCTGTCGAATGATTCAAAGTATGCGCAGCGTCTTCAATAACATTTTCGTTGTATTGAAATTCTGGTTTAACTACTTCGTTATAGTCAGTTAGAAATTTTTCTTTATTCCGCATCAATCTGATCCTCCTTTTTGTATTGAGAGCTAGACAGTTGCATGATCGTCCCTAAAAACACAGTGACAGCTGTGATTGTCGTAACAGCTAAATCCGTCTGTTCATATCCATAAACCTTGCCTAGTGTTCCGACAAGGACTGCAAACGCAGGCAAAACAATAGACACCACCCATTTGATGATGTCGTAAGTTGAATTATTCAATTTCATTTAGCTTTCCTCCTAATGTAATTTTTCGTGAATTTTCTCCACAGTACTTTTTATTGCTTCTACATCACCAAGCGCATCGGTCAACTTGTCGATTGTATTTTGATACCTTTTTTCTCGGGCATTGTTCTGTTGCATCACCCAGATAAGTAACCCTACAAATAAAACAGCAAAGCTGATCTGTTCGGGGTTTGAGAGTAACGATTCGATTAATTTTTCCATGCTTCACCGCCTATACTGCTTTATACATATATTTTTAATACCTCATTCACATTCACCGTTTATGTCTCCTGGATGTTACTATTTGTTGTTGGTGCGGGCGCAAATACTAGCGCAAAGCCCCTGACTGCTAATCTTTTAACAGGTGTAGTCGGTGAATCGATAAACCGGACAATTGGTTGGCGGGCATCATCAAAATTATTCGATACCGTAATATGATAAGCGCCAAATCCACCATCTGTATAATCCGGTAGGCAAGATCCCCCAATCCAAATATATCCGCCGAAAATATTCGGAACATCAGGATAAGTGAAGCCCTGATGACCATCATTTCCAACGCGAATTGTACTTCCTCTGCCCCAACCAGAGGGATTTGAAAAGCTCAACGTCTCCCAAGTTAGCCATACGCAACCGCCTAAATACACTGCACCATGATTATAATATTTGTCAGTGGTTACTGCCTCTGCATATTCAACCCCTACATTGATCCCATTCGAAAACAAGCCGCCATTAAATTTTTTCAATGCCGAAACTGTTTGAGGAGTGGTTAAATCCATCAAACTTGTCGATGCTTCAGTTTTTGTCAGAAATAATTTCTCTTGCTCTTTCTCGCTTTTCTCAATCTGATCTGCCGTACGTCTCTCAATGTATTCCTCAGTGATATCCCAACTGTAGTCGTTTGGATTATTACTATCTTTAATTCCCTCACCAAAGTATCTATGCTCAGAAATATCGGGAGTAGCTATCCCCCCTTTTTCTATTTTTAATGAGTCAATCGTTACTTGCCCCATAGTTGCTTGAGGAAATTGATAAATTCGTAACGTGCTAGGTGAAACACTTCCATTCAAGTTAGCAGATGTTGGCGTGAAAGTGAGTCTCCATGTATCTGCTAAACCTTCTACTATTTCCATGTCCCCAATATTAGATGTACTATTGGGACCAGTCGTGTATACCCTAAATGATTGTGTACCTAGCTTGGTTCCTTTCAAAGTTAAGGTATATGTTTGGTTAACAATAAATGGTTCAATCATTTCAGCAGAATAAACTAAATACTGTCGACTACTTATCGGGAAAGCTTGTTCTTTATTTGCTAGATTTTCGTTCAAGGAAACCTTCGACATCTGATACGGCTCAACAAGTAGATTGGGTTGATAAGGTGTAGCAATCGATCCTTCTTCTATCTTTATGTTTCGAAGAGAGATTTTACCCTTAATTCGACTTGATGCTGTAACATCTTGTAAGACTAAATACCACTGCTGAGGCAGTGTAGTCGCATAGGTTGCTATTTGCGTACCTCTTATCGTGTGCCAAATATTAGTGGACGTTGGAGACGGTCTAACTGTAGACAACATAATATTCCCACCTGGTACGTAGGTATTAGTTAATCGAATATTAGAGGCATCCCCCTCTAACCCTTCATGCAACATAATCTCAGCGCTGATGGTGTATCTCTTTCCATTTTGAAGTGCAGGTAAGCGCATGCTTGTATTGAACTTAGTTAGTTGTGCAGATCCATCTAACGTGAAAATGATTTCGCCATCCGGCCCATCCTCAACCGTAGCTCCATTTCCCGATGTAAAATGATCGGCAGTGATTTTTGGTAACAGATTGGCGTTTCCTGAATAGTCGTAATTACCAAAATCAATGTTGTTCGAATACATTCTTTTGAATCTTCCGAGATTCTCGACTTGTTGACTTGCTTCATTCACTTTGTCGACAAGTTTTTCTACTTCTTCATTCATAGTAACTATTTGTTCATTGGCATGATCGACAACTTCCTTCACGTCTCCAAGTAGTTCTTCAATCACCCCTGCCGATTCTGCTTTCACTTGTTCAAGCAACTGTTGAAAGTCCTTGAAATAGTATTCGCCGTTTAATTGGATATCCCAATCGATTACTGACTTTTCTATAGTAAATGTAAACGCTAAATTATCCGTATGGCTACCATCAGGGAAATCAATATAAATATTCGCATCCACTTTTCCTTCATACGAAAGCAACATATCGGGTATTGGATATTTTACAATTCCTTCTAAGTAACTTTCAGTTATGATTTGATGATCAAAAATAGGAAATTCCTTTTTCTCACCCCCAGAATAAATGAACATCAAAAGACGAACCGTTGCCCCAAATAAATCAGTTGGGCGACCATCTTGATCTTTGATTTGAAATTGTAATAAACCAGCATTTTTATCATAAGACTGAAAGGTAAAGTGAGTGATTTCTGTTGCTCGACTGACTGGTTTTGTAGGTACAACAATTTCTCCTTTTTTTCTCGACATTTTATCCCTCCTAATACGTGTATTCTCGATCAGTGGCTCGCCCAAAACCAAGAATGCGGACTTTTCGGTGAGCTGTATCGATTTCTAACACAGCAAATGCATCTTCTGCTACCAAACCTAATTTGCTATCATCTCGAACGAATGCACAATCAAAAACCGTTGAATGATACCCGCCCATTTCACTCGTGGAATAAAAATACTCTTCGTGTCGATGGCCAGCAAATAAACCAACTAAATGACTCTCTTTTCGATGTGTAAAATCGACTGAAAAATCAACGACAAAATCACTTAAATTGGAATGTAGTTGCGTACTTTCTTTGTTTATGAAAGCTGTGAGTAAAGCTTTGAGTAGTTCACCATTTTTTATCGGGTCTGTCGTGACCGTTTCAGGCATCAACGGAACATGACTAAAAATTGCCACATGATAGTCATCTGGCAAAGTTCCTAAAGCTTCTTCTGCAAGCCATTGCAGTTGTCTTTCTTGCAGGGCATAACTCCATTGATCAACATATTTCAGTGTGCCATTTTGATTTCTAATTAAAGGGTTATCGATCATATCAATAAAAACCAATCTGATTTTTTTCTGATGAAAATCTTTGTAATGATACTGACCATTCCCATAAAATTTACCTTCTTGGCTTAAATGTTTTTTAAAGATTTCCAACTGCTCTGCACCAGTCATAATATCCTTTTCAAACACGTTATTTCCTTCATTATTCGAATCTAAAATAGCAGAACCTGAGTCATGATTTCCTCGGATAATAAACTTATTCGGGTTATTTCCTTGCGAATATCGTACACAGTAGCGTTCTAAGTTCCGGACATTGATTGATTTGTCTCTATGTTCGCTATCCACGTTGTCGCCTAAAGCGGCAATAGCGTCTAAATCATTTTGGATATATAAAACATTATTCAGATTTTTCATTGATCGATAGGCTTGAGTTCGCCAAGTCCCTTCGTCAAAGTGTGAGTCTGTAACGATACCTACATTGAATAATTTAGGATCAAGTTTCTCACGTAACTGTTCTAATGCTTCCACGAAGTAAAGCCGAGGCAACGTGTTCTCGGCTTCATCTGGGAAATTCGTCGGCCGTTGTCCAGGAACCTGAAATATTATGCCAACGAGGACCATTCATTCCTACTGCAAGAATAATATTTCCAGCAGCCTGCACTCTGCCAAATGCTGGACCAAACATTGCGGGAATTTCATGGGCTAATCCTGTATCACCTGTAGGTTTAAATCCTGTAGGAACAATCAATGGCGCAAAGTGTGCATTATTCGAAGCGTTCGCATCGTCTCTTGCTTGAATATTTCCATGCATGACCACAAGATCCCCCATACGTGTCAAATAAATATTGCCATCTCGAACGTTACTTAACTGCGTGATGTCAAAGTGTCGCGTCACCATGTTTGCATCATAAAACTCTTTTGTTGCTTGAGGAGTCATTAATTTAGTACTGTTTGCGCCTAATCTTGCTTCTTCATCGGTTGCTAAACGAGCACTTGTTTGTTGGGTAACCCGCTGAGGAGTCATAAACTTATTCGATACCACCCCTTGCTCCGCATCTATTTTCGAAGCTGTGGCGAAATTGTCAAGTTGATTTGTCCTTCCGTCAATTTCAGATAGTTGATCAATTAATCCGCTAAAATCTTCGTTCTCAACAATACCTGCAATAAGGTGTTTGTAGCGTTTATAGTAATCAACTAGTTCTTGTAAATCCCAAAAATAGTTTCCTTCCCATATGTTTTTTCGAATACCCGGAAGGACTCGATAAGTGAAACGCATGGTACTAAATAAATCTGATTCGGGTTCATCGCTATTCGCAAAGCTAAACCAAGCGTTAAATTCACCTACCTTTTGCAAAAAGGCGTCATTCAACTGATACGACACACGGCTACTATCATAAAAGACCGTGTCTACTTTGTCTCGAACCTTATAAGTTCCGATTTCCGCATTAAAAAAGACCACTTCGTTTTCAAACTGTAACAACTGTCCGTCTTCGACAATTTCAGCTTCAAACGTATGACTATTTTTGTCATCTTGAATGATCCGAACCAACGGAGTATTGTTATTGGGTTCAGTCGTGCTTAACACCATTTTATGTTTCGGCATGGCTCTCCCTCCTAAAAATTAATATAATTACGTGGATTATGGAAACGAGCATTGGATGAGGGATAAAATTCATCCATGAATTGAAAGTGAAGATGTTCCCCAGTAGATGGTCCAGTTGTTCCCATTAATCCTAATTGTTGCCCTTGTGAGACTTTTTGCCCTGCAGAAACATCTACTCGACTTAAATGAGCGTACCCTGTGTAAATACCGTCTGAGTGTCTGATCACTACATAATTACCGTACCAACTAAAATATTCGGCCCCCGCAACAATGACCTCTCCTTCACTAGAAGCAAAGATAGGTGTATTCGGATTATTATTCACCAAGTCAATGCCATTATGGAATTCTTGAGCACCAGTGATAGGGCTTGTACGCCAACCAAATTCACTAGTCACTCGAACAGGTGCGCTAATTGGCGTAATATATCCAGCTGATTGTGGGATAGATAAATCTTTAAATCGGTTGTACCAATTAGTTGACCAACCGACTCTTTCAGGGTGATCATTTAATGGTCGCTCGAAATTCTTTTCGAACGCTCTTGTTGCGGTAGCGATATCTGTAAGGTTCATAAATTGTGTCCATGTATAAGGATAGGCGTTGGTCGCAATCCATTGACCATTGGGAGCATGCCACATTAGCAGTTGAAATTGCGCTGTAATTGTATCAGGATTTTCAGTAATTCCTGCTTGAGTCATTAAATTGATCATATATACACGACCACTACTCGACCCTGTACTATCTGTCCACTGCCATACGCCATAACCAAATCCTGGTTTACCATTTCCTTCATCGGCAGTAGGGTTTGCATCAGATTCTCCCTGAGCGTTCCCTAAAAGAGCAGCAGCGGCTTGTTGTGTGAAACCTGCGCCGATCGCCATCGCCCAAATTTGCCAATAGCGTTTATCACGATCCGAAGTAATTTCTGGTGGATACTGACCATTCCAACTACCGCCATTTCCACCCCCACTACCACCTCCGCCATTACTGTCTATCTTTACACCATTCACATATAATTCTTTTACATCTAATCTACCAGTCACTTGAACTTGATCGATTATCATATCCAGCCTTCTCTGAATCATAAATAGTTGATTCATTCCAATGATGATTCCAGTTCCGTTCCTTGCAGATAATCCAATAAATCGGTTGTTTCCTTCAGTTCTTAAAAATATTGAATTCCCTTCAATTTTTTGTCCTTCTGGAAGAATAAGTTCTGGAAAAGGGTTGCCGATAGTGGACATGCCACCAACTTTTGAGCCTTCATAAAAATATTCCATCCCATTTTTTGTCAACTCCATAATTTTTGCGCCATTGTTGATGGCTTGGATAATGCCATTAGCCATTTTCAATTGATCGCCAGCGCCATTGAACGAAGTTTCAAAGATATCTGCTCTAATCTTTCCGGCTTGAATAAAATTGGCATTAAACACACCCGCAATCGTCCATGCAGTTTTGAATTCATCGGTCCAGAAATCACCTTCGATAAAACCAATCCCATCTGAGTTCATGACTAAAAAATGGTCAGATGTATCAATACTTTTACCATTCATAAAAACCATCTGATACGGCTCTCTGCCGTCAGAAATACCAGTTTCTTGACCATTCATCAAAAGGATCGAACCACCATTTTTCCCAGCGCCACGCATGATGTCATCTTGGAATTTACCGATTTCGGTTGATTCGTAGAAAGTCATCTTATTTGATTCCAGATTAGAAATACTATTCGAAATCTGCGCTGATTGTCTTCGTGCATCTTTGGTTAAATTGTCACCCAACTCGATTGAAGTCTGGCCAGTTAAACGGTTAATTCTCACTTTGAAGATTCTAGTACGATAGTGATAATTACGATCATGTCTATGAATTGTCACTGTATTTCCAATGACATCACTTCCTGTCACCTCAGCTTTAAACTGTGCTAAAGGTCTGGAAGCTTCAACCAATGTCTCATAAGTTTTTTGTAGTAGCTCTGTTGGATCTTCAATATCATCGAAAATCACAACTGTTTCTCGTTTCCTCATTGTTCCATTAGGTTGCGGAATACCAAATTTTGCTGTTGCTTCCGGATCTTCAAGCCAATTTTCCCCTAACGGTTTGTCTAAAGGTGCGCCATTTGATTGTTTCCATTCTATGTCCGCAAATTCGATTCTTCGACCATAACCATCGCCGACTTCTTCTCCACGTCCTCTGCCAATAATAGAAGTCGCAATTGAGCTTCTGTCAACTTCTTTTACAACAGAAAGTGCTTTACTTCCATAAGTAAACCGCATATTCGAATGCTTGCCTATTTGCTTATGCGCTTCAATCCATTTATCTTTAATACCGTGTGAGCTTAGAGAACAACGAAAAGAAAACTCCATACCGAATGTTTGTAGTTCTTTCAAAGCCTCTCGCACAGAAACGTAGTAAAAATTGGTAGTGATTACTGGCAATGTGGGGGCTACATATTCAACACGCCAATTATTATCAGTAAATTCCATTAACCGATTTAGCAACAAGGATACTGGCTGTCCACTTGGCCTAATATCTCTGATAATATAGCCATCTAGCTCATCAGGCGCAAACCCAATCCCCGTGAATTCCAACATTTCCTTCGGATCATTTGTTTTAATTATTCGGTACAACGAAAATGACGATTCGCTTTCACGAACCGCCATAAAACGAGCATCTTCAATTTCTTTATCGTAAGCCACTGTTACATATAGAACGTCTTTCATTAGCTCACTTTGATCCTTCGTTATTTCCTTTTCTTGAGTGACTTCAATTAGTTTATTTTTGTTTTTTCTTTTAATCATTTTTTGTAGATGATCAAAAAAATAGACTGTTTCGCTCAAATTGTCGCCCCCCTGTAAAAAACTTTAAGTTTTCCATTGTTGCAGACAACTTTTTGACCTTGTCGCAAAACAAAATTCTCAAAATCAGATTCTAAATCAATGACAGATGTCCAGTCTTCATCGTTAACCATTAGTTTTTCATCCGCAAAATCAAATACTAATTGATCTCCTGGTTTTATCGCTGCATTAGTCACACTAATTGTTTGTTCCCCATTTGTAATTCTTATAGCATTATTCTTTTCTAAAGTAACTTTTATCTTAGTTGGTGTTATTGGGAATCGCATCGTATTTCCAATATAACTATCCGTTACAACTTCTCGTGTGTACTTTAACGGATCTGCGCAATAGATGGTAAAAGTAGATATAATGGAATTAGAATCACCTGCAACTTTATCTGCCGTTGCGTAACGACCATAGTAGTAATAATCACTTTCATCTCGAAATCTGATCTCCACATCCTCTGTTCGATACAAAAAATTCAATAAATCTTTGAATTTGAATTGAAGCTTTTCTGGGTTGTTATCTACTAACCTATACGTAACAGAGATTGTCCTAGATGGTAATGATTGATTCGTTATAATTGAGCCGATTTTGATCCCTTGTTGCTCAATTTCCAGAGACAACATCTCTCTCCCTTCAACCTTCAGTGTTTGATACCCTTCCACAAGATCTTCTAAGTACATTCCGTCATACATCATTGCAGAGGTAGGAAGGAAGCGGTTAGGATTTTCTCGATTAATCGTTGTATCATTAAATCCATACATCTTATTCTCCCATTTCTCCATATTTCCCTCCTAAAATTCTAAATTAATTTCTGCACCTTCGCCCATCGCTTGCGCGATATCATCGACAAAATGACGGAATGATTGTTTCCCTACATTAACATTAAATATCGCCGGTTTAGTTGAACCACCCATATTCACATTATGTTCGACCTGAGTGGAGATACTACTATTGGCTTTTTTCAGGTTGGAAGCTAAATCAATCTCCGGTGAATTATCAAAAGTATCCGTAATAATACTAGCCATACTTTCAACAGTACTTTGGACTTCATCAAATCCCGATGTGAGACCTTTGTTTAAACCTTCCATAATCGCATTACCCGCCGGAATCAAAAGTTTTCTATCATACTGTATCGGTCCTTTGTTTTCTCGAATCCAATCACCAATTCCGCCAACAAAATCTTGAACTGCTTTCCAAGCATTCTGTAGCCCTTCTAGAAAGCTATCCATGATTGCTTTCCCAGCTTCCCACAGATTAATTTCTTTAAGCGTGTCGAACAATCCAGTAACTTTTCCAACGGTATCGTTAACAGCATTTACAAGTCTATCCCAGATTTCTTGAACACCATTGACCATACGATTAAATATGTTAATGGTCCCTTGTTTTAGATTTTCCCAACCTTGGACAACGCCATCTTTTATCTGCGTCACTAAGTTGCTTATCCACTCTTTAAAGGAACTCCAGATATCTTTCGCCCCTTGGACTGTATTATTGAATAAATCAATTGTTCCTTGTTTTAATCCTGTCCAACTATCAATAATCGTTTGGACGATGGTATCAATCGTTTCAAAGAACCATGTCTTGAGATTTGTCCAAATCTCAATTGCACTATTTTTAGTATCTTCCCATGTTTGAACAATCGATTGCTTCAGCCCTGCCCACATTTGTACGGCATTGTCTTTTATGGTTATCCATAAATTGGCGAAGAATGACTTCACTTGATTCCAGATAATATTTGCTTGATTAGAAACCTCAGTCCAGATGTTAATCACCGATTGTTTGAATCCATCCCACAATTGTAATGCACTATTTATGATGGTCCCGATATATACGGTGAATATATTTTTTATCGACAACCAAATATTTTGTACCGATTCGACCAGTGTTCCCCATATCATGTCTAAGTCATCTTTCATTTGCTGAAAGTCGCCAGTAATTAAGTTGATAATGAAAAGTAATGGCGCAGCAATCAATGCTTTGATAATTTCAAAAGCATTTAAGATGATATTTTTCACTTCGGCAAAAATTGACTTTACTGCATCGATGATATTAGAAAATACCTTAGAAAAGTTTGAGACAAAAGGCCCTATATATTTCAATACAAAATCAAGCGCGCTTTTAATTTGATCAGCTATTGCTTTCCAAATACTTGATGCTGTATTTTTTAAGTTATCCCATTGCTTATTGATGCTGGAAATCATCCCATCAACTATATCTAAGGTGCCTTGTTTTATGTTTTCCCATGCTTCAGAAGCTGATTGAGTAATATCTGACCATAAATTGGTGAAAAAGGAAGTTAGCTCACTCCATTTTTCTCGGACGAAATTTGCGGCGTTTTCCGGTGCTTTTTGTATAGTTGTCCATGCTTTATCTGAAATATCCTTAATACTATTCCATAGATAACTAAACCATTCAGTCGTACCATTCCAAGCTTGTTTGAACCATTCTGAAATGCCAGACCAAATATTTTTAATCCCTTCTACAGAGGAGTGGACTATCTCCTGGATACTTTCCCATAAGCCAATCCAAAAATCTCTAAACGCTTCACTTGTATTCCAAAAATAAATAAATGCGGCTACTAGTCCCGCAACTGCTGCAATGACTAATGCTATCGGGTTTAGACTCATAACTGTATTTAAAATCGCTTGACCTGCCGCTGCTAGTTTACTTGAGCTAGCCATATTTCCCAAAGCAAATGAGAGTAACTTTACATCCTTACCCACTGCAAAGGCAACCTTTAGAACTGTCATAGCTTTTGATAGACTAGTAACTAAACTTACTATTCCTATAGCAGTTTTATAAGCTACAAAAGCTGCTGTAACCGAAATAATTAATGGGCTTAAAACCTGTAAAATTTTAACCAAATTTGAAATTACAGTAATAACACTTGGAGTTATTGCAACAATGGCATTAAAAGCATCGTTAACCGCATCTTTTATTTTGTCAAAGTTCTCCGCAATCGATCCTAGACCAGCATTTTGTAATCCGTCATCAATTGCCCTTATAACATTTGCTAAACCTTTTACAACCGCTGTCTTGATATTGTCAAAGGATGTTTGAATTCCAGCTGAATTTTTCTTAGCCAATTCAGCAAAGCCATCAACCCCTTCATTCAGTTCAATCAATCGATCATTAAACTCATCAAAGGTGATTTCGCCAGCTTTCAAAGCATCATATAACTCATTAACAGAGGTTACACCTCTGTCTTCAAAAGATTTGGCTACCTTGTCCATAGCGACCGGCATAGTATCCTGAACCGAACGCCATGACTGCATATCTACTTCTCCTCGTGCAAGCATCTGTCGATATTGTTCAATCCCACGAGCTGCATCAGCTGATGAAGAACCACTCGCCAACATCGCATTATTTAATGCAATTGCAGTATCTGTCCCTTTATCTAAACTTCCGGTTGAAATTGCTAATTGTTCTGATTCGAAGACAATCCCAGTTCCTGAAAGCTATATGAATTATATGAAGCAATTTATGTTGCAAAACCAAAACGCTCGTGTAATGCTAGATATCGATCCAGAACACAAGTATATTTTTGGTTCGCCAGAAGGAAACTTCGAACTTCCTACTTCCCTTTACCGAAATTGGAAAAGATTTATTAAACGTGCCGAACTACGTGATATTCGTTTCCACGACATACGGCATACATCTGCCTCATATTTACTTGCGGATGCGAACATACCTATAAAAGCAGTACAAGAAATATTAGGACATAAAGATTATAGGACAACAATGAACATCTATGGTCACGCTCTCGAAGAATCTAAGCGTGCTGCCAGTGATAGATTTTCAAAATTGTTCAAAGATTGATATGTTATTTATTTATAAAGGTCGAATTTCCTGCCCACGTCTCTGCCCACGACCTAAAAAAATGAAATAAAAAAAGTTGTCATCATCTCGGATAAACCTTAATGTGACAACTTTTTATAGTTATGCCAGCTATAGGGATCGAACCTACGACCTACGCGTTACGAGTGCGTTGCTCTACCAACTGAGCTAAGCTGGCGTTTCCAAGGGAAATTATAGTCGTTATGTTAAGAAATGTAAAGGGGTAATGTGGAAGATTTTTCTACTTTCATGATTTTTTTCAAAAAATGTGCTATAATTATAGATGAAAGGCAGGTTTTATGAAAATGGCAACTTTTGGAAAATTTGAAACAAAGGTCGAACCGTCAGAATTTGGAGAAAAATTTACCACTGATACACATGTTACCTTTATGATTCACGGAAAAACGCAAACCGGAACGATTTCCAAGCAATTGAAAAACTCTGCTGTTGTTGCAATTGATGAAACTAATGAGAATACCGATTTGATGGCCCAAAGTAAAGGCGTCGTCATTATCAATTACAAAGATATGAGTAAGATTTAGTTTTTTCAACCATCCATCAAGTGGATGGTTTTTATTTTGACTGAATGAAATACAAAAAATCTGGGAAAATCCCAGATTTTTTGTATAGCTGATTTTTCCTATTTAGTACCAAATAAACGGTCGCCAGCATCGCCTAGACCAGGAACGATATAGCCTTTGTCATTTAATTTTTCATCTAATGAAGCAGTATAGATATCAATATCTGGATGTGCTTCTTGTAAGGCTTTCACACCTTCTGGAGCTGCAACAAGGCAAACAAATTTAATGTTTGAAGCGCCACGTGCTTTCAGAGCATCGATCGCCATGATCGCTGAGCCACCTGTCGCTAACATTGGATCAACGACGAATAATTGACGTGCGTCGATATCTTCCGGTAATTTAACGAAATACTCGTGCGGTGCCAATGTTTCTTCATCTCTGTATAATCCGATGTGGCCGACTTTAGCTGCTGGGATCAATTCTAAGATTCCGTCAACCATTCCAATACCTGCGCGCAAGATTGGGATAATGGCTACTTTTTTACCAGACAATGTTTTTTGTGTTGTTTCTGTGATTGGTGTTTCGATGACAATGTCTTCAAGTGGCATATCACGTGATACTTCATATGCCATCAGCATAGCGATTTCATCAACAACCTCACGGAAAACTTTTGTACCACAATTTTTATCGCGAATAATCGTTAATTTGTGTTGGATCAATGGATGGTCGATTACTTGAAATTTGCCCAT